TGGGACGGCAAGCTCAACGCGCGTCCCTGGCCGAAGAACAGCAAGCTGACCGACGAGGAGATTGGCCTCCTCAACCGCTACAAGCACCTCGGGCTTCGGAAAGAGAACCTAGCGTTCCGTCGCCTGATGATTGAGACGGATGCCGAGATTCGCCGGCACCCCGACTTGTTCAAGGTGTACTACCCGTTCGACGACGTGTCGTGCTGGATTGCCACCGAGGGCACCGTCTTCCGGTCAGACGTGCTGAAGAAGCACCAGGAGGCTCAACTCGTCTCGTGGAAGGCGCCGTACATGGAGTACGAGCAGCCCCAGGCGGGAGCGGTCTACGTAATCGGCGCCGACCCTGCGGGCTACGCAGCTCGGGACCACGCCGCGTTCCACGTCTTCAAGGTCTACGCTGACCAGTGGACGCAGGTGGCCTGCTTCGGCGACACGACCGACCCGGTCGACTTCGCCAAGCGCCTGAACAAGGTGGGTCGCAAGTACAACAACGCCCTCGTGGGCGTCGAGTCGAACGGCGTCGGTGTCGCTACGCTCGCTCTGCTCGAGGAGATGAACTACCCGAACTTGTACTACGAGAAGGCGTACAAGCCGGGCATCGCCTCGACGGTGAAGTCAGTCCCCCAGATGCTGTCCTACCTACAGGACGCGCTGATGGACTACATGGTGCTCAACGACGAGGACACGGTCGGCCAGCTCGGCTCGTACCGTGAGGACAAGTCGACCGAGCGGTCGGCATCGTCCGAGCTCCTCGGCTCTGCCACCAAGGGCAAACGGCGTGACCGACATCACTGGGACAAGGTGTCTGCTCTACAGTTGGCTTGTGTGGTCGCGAGGGCTGCGCCCCGCAGGTACCGAGACAACCAAGCCCCCGAGGGCCTAGAGAACGTGGTCCTCTTCCGGGACATGTCCTACGACCAGTTGCAGGAGTACCGGAAGTCTGGTAGCAAGTCGAAGAAGGGTCGACGGGTGCGGGCGCGGTATCCGCGCAGGAGGCGGTGATGGCGAACACGAAAGCAATGGGTGTAGATGTTCCGGGTGGCATGAGGGGGCCGGGAGCAAGTGGGTCAAGGGCCCGCACCGCCGCTGCCGCAGAGAAGGCAATGCGGGCTGCGCGCGAGAAGAGGCGTCCCCAGGCCCCGGAGCTTGATCCGCAGATCACTGCCATGGCCGACATGAATGTCGAGGCAGAGGCCGACGAGATGGACCCCATCAAGATCGAAGGGGTCGCTCCTACGAAGGTCAAGGTCACGGGCATCGACCGCGCCAAGGCAATGGCCCAGTCTGCCCCCGCTGCAAAGACGTTTGGTACTCAGTACCAGGCAATGGAGGGCGGCAAGGTGAGGTTCTCCCCGAAGGGTGACCTCTACGTCTACGAGTACGACCCTAGTACGAAGACGTACACCATCGTGGGCCACCCCCAAGGGAAGGGCGTCGGCGCTACGTTTGGGGCGGACCACCCATCCATCGCAAAGTTCGACGAGTCTCGCATGGCTGCCCAGCAGGAGAGCGGGGCTGCGGAGGAGGCGCCTGCGGAGGCTTCCGACACGTCCCTTCGCTACGGAGAAGGTACGATTGACGACGTAGTCGCTGCGGGACCTTCGGATGGCCCCAAGCTTCGTTACGGAGAGGGTACGATTGACGATGTCGTGGCGGCAGGTCCTTCTGCGGCTCCGACCCGAAGCGCGCAAGGCACTGCCCCCGCTAGGGCCTCTTCGCCGAAGTACGGGGAGGGCACGATTGACGATGTGCTCGAAGCAGGCCCCCTCGTCGGGCCTCGCTACGGAAAGGGCACTATTGACGATGTGGTCGCAGCGGGGCCCCTGGGAGAGGAGTCTTCCGCGCTCTCTGCCCGTGTGCCCGAAGCAGCCCCTCTCATCGAACTGGGGCTTCTGAACGAGGCGGGAGAGTTCGACCAAGCAAGGGCGGCAGTGGCGTTGGCCCGGAGAGACATCACGGCTTCGCAGCTTGAGGACGCGAAGAGGGCACTGCGCGCTGCCGGAATTGCGATTCGTAGCGGGCCTATGGGTGCAGCGGCAGCTCGTCGCGGCGGCCTATCTTCAGGGATGTTGTAAGGGAGTTCAACCGTGGCCCTCACGCCGAAGCAGATTCAGGGCATCCTGAAGACACACCGTACCAAGTCACGCATCGAGAGGCGTGACTGGGACAGGTGGAGGGCCTGGTACGCGGCCGAGTACTGGGGGCAGCGCGACGAGCGCCCCTCGGGCTCGACCGAGATTCTGGAAGAGGAGGATGTGACCTTCCAGACGAACTACCCGTACGCCTACATCGACACGATGATTGCGAACATCTGTCCGCAGAACCCGCAGGTCACCGTCTTAGCTAGGCAGAAGAAGCTCCAGCCGGCTGCCCAGTTCCGCGAGGCCCTCGTCAACGACTGCTTCCGCCGGAACAAGCTCCACCACGTCATGTGGAAGACTGCGACCAACGCGTCCATCTGCGGTCGAGGCCTCCAGAAAGTCGTGTGGAACTTCGAGCGGGAGATGGTCCAGATCTTCGACGTGGACCCCCGCTACATCTTCTTCGACATGTCGGCCGCCAAGTTCGAGGACATCCGCTACCTCGTCGAGGTGACGGTCCTCACAAAGACCGAGTTCAACAAGCGGGCAAAGGCCGAGGACGGTCAGCCCGCGCAGTACGACCCGGCGGTCGCGAAGAAGGCCAACTTCGGGGGCTACCCGACGTGGCTGAAGGACTACGCGCGGGACAACGCGCTGGTCAACGAGGCCAGCCTGGAAGTCTACAAGTGGGTGACCGTCTACGAGGTCTACGACTTCGAGTCGGACAAGTACTTCCACATCCTCGAAGGTGTCGAGGACCCGCTCTTCGAGGGCGAGCTTCCGTACCGCCACGTCCGCAACCCGTTCACGTTGATCACCTTCAACGAGAACATGACGGACCTCGGTGGGCTGTCGGACGTGAAGCTCATCAGCAGCTTGCAGGAGCGCCTCAACGAGATCGACACTCTCGAGCTGTGGCACGCCCACACCTCGACTCCGGTGGCGATGGTCAACACGGCCCTGGTCGACAACCCCGAGGACCTCGTCAGTGCCCTGCGCGAGGCCAACCAGCCGGGCTCCATGATTGCTGTCGAGGGCAAGGCCAACGCGCCTCTCAACGACATCATCGGGCAGACGCCGACGCCGAACTTTAGCCCCGAGTTCCGCGAGATGCGGGAGCGGTGCAACCTCGTCATCGAGTTCATCCTGGGCATCCCGCAGTACAGCCGGGGCGTAGTCGGAGTCGCAGATGTTGCCACGGAGGTCGCGCTGGCAGACACGGCGACTCGCACGCGAAACGGGCGCCGCATCAAGATGGTCGAGGACAATGAAGCGGAGCTGGCGAAGAAGGTCATCGAGCTGTACGAAGAGTACCTCCCGCCCGACACGACCCTCCCCATCCGGCTCACGGACAGCCAGGAAGTGCTGGAGGCCACGCGCGAGTCGCTTGCGATGCGCAGTTCCCGCAAGCCGACCGAGCCGCTAGAGTTCGACTACCTGGCCATCCCGTACTCGCCGACCGAGAACCACCGGATGGTCCAGCTCCAGAAGCTCCAGCAGTACATGCCTCTGCTCGTGGGCAACCCGGCTGTCGACCAGTCCAAGCTCATCACGAAGCTCCTCGACCTGCTCGGGATGCGCGACATCGTGGCCCCGCCACAGCCTGCGCAGCCGCCAGGCATGCCAGGAGCCCCCGCCCCCGGCGGAGCCCCCCCAGGTCTTCCCCCCGAGCTCGCAGGGCTCATGGGCGGCGGCATCCCTCCCGCAGCACCGGGGGCACCTGGGGCTGACACCACGGTGACCGGCGCGTTGCCCGAAGGCACCGAGCCTCCTCCCGTTCCTACTCCGATGGGTAGCCTCTGATGGCCCGGGACTACCGGCATGAGTACGACTCGTACCACGGCACGCCCGAGCAGATCAAGAAGCGCCAGATGCGTAACGAAGCCCGTGCGATGATCAAAAAGAAGTACAAGGATAGGCACCTCCGCAAGGGGGATGAGGTCGATCACATCCGGTCTCTTTCCAACGGGGGCACGAACGCCGAGAGCAACTTGCGGGTAGTGTCGCGGCGCGAGAACCGGCGTAAGGGTAGCAAGTAAGGGAGAAACTGATGAAGGACACGAAGAAGACGACAGCTCGACAGGCCATCCCCGAGGGCACAGTCCCAGGACATAAGAAGCCGTTCAGCTTCCGTAAGAAGAAGGGCTCTCCCCTGTCGACGCTCTCCGACCTGCGCGTGAAGGGTGGCAAGACGCTCAAGTCGGCAGGTGAGTGATGCCCCTGTACGACTTCCGCTGTAACGGCGGCTGTGGCTACTTCGCTGACATGTTCATCCCGCTGGCCGACATCGACAACGCTGTCTGTCCCGAGTGCCAGGCGGACATCACCATCCGCATTGGAGCCGTCATGACGATTGGCCCGATGCCCTCGAAGCCGCTCAAGATCAGTCAGGTCGGTCGCTCGTTCGAGTCCGCGTCCGAGTATCGCGACTACCAGCGTCAGAACCCCGACTGCGCCATCATCGACGCCGGCTCGTCGGAATGGCGCAAGCACGTCGACACAGCCCGTGAGAAGGCAGAGAAAACTGCCAAGCGCAGGGGCTACCGCGACCTCGCCGATCAGCATCAGAAGCGTGGGCTGGAGCGGAGAAAGGAGCGCGGAGAGGTTGACGTAAAAGTTTACGTCTAGTAGTCAAGCCTTGAGAGGTGCCGTGTGCCCATGATGAACGAGCTGCTCGAGAAG